CGTGACTATGTGCGGCGTGAGGACTACACCCAGGCCATCGCCACCATCATGACCAAGCTGGACGCGATGGCCATCCGGTTTGAAAACGTGGTGCTGCGCGCCAGCCAGAACAACAACACCCGTGGGGATACGTGATGGACATCAACTTGCAGATGGCCAAGGCCCGGCGCGAGACCATCCGCTGGCTGCTGCTGGTGGCCCTGAACGTGGCCCGCCCGGTGGGCATGAGCCTGGCGGCCATCCGCTCGGTGGTGTCGGCCACCTACGCGGACGCGACGGACCTCGAACTCAAGCGCGAGCTGGACTACCTGGCCGACCGAGATCTGGTCACCATCCAGCGAGACCCGCTGGGCGCCTGGCACGCCGAGCTGACGCGCGCCGGGGTGGACGTGGCGGAATACACCGTGCCGGTGGAGCCGGGCATCCTGCGGCCGCAGGTGGGGTGAGCGCATGCCCCGCCGCAGCAAGATTGCCGGGCTGCCGCCCGAGCTGAAAGAGTGGCTGGACGCCGAGCTGGTGCGCCGCGGCTTTGCTGACTATGTGCAGTTGGCCGAAGACCTGAAGGCCCAGGGCGCCGAGGTGAGCAAGAGCGCGGTGCACCGGTACGGCACCCAGTTCGAGGCGAGGTTGGCGCAACTGAAGGTCAGCACCGAGCAGGCCCGCGCCGTGGTGCAGGCCAGCCCGGACGACGAAGGCGCCATGAACGAGGCGCTGATCCGGCTGACGCAGGACAAGCTGTTCGGCCTGCTGGTGGAGCTGGACGTGGACCCGGAGTCCGTGAACATCACCAAGGTGACCAAGAGCATTGCCGACCTGGCGCGGGCCAGTGTGACGCAGAAGCGCTGGCAGATGGACGTGCGCGCCAAGGTCGCCGCGCAGCTGGCCCAGGTGGAGGCCCAGGCCAAGGCCATGAAGGGCGAAACCCGCGACGTGGCCCTGGAGATGCTGGCCAAGGTGCGGGCCGTTTACGAGGGCGCGCTCTGATGGCGCTGCACCGGCCTGACCAGGAGATCACGTCTGGCGTGGCGCTGGCGTGGCATCCGCGCTGGTGGGTGCTGCTGCCGCAGGTGGACCGCCGGCCGCCGGATGGCTGGCGCGGGGGCTGGGCGGTGACCTGGTGGTTCGTCCACGTCTTCCGGTGGTGGAGGTACGCGTGAGCGGCCTTCTGTACCCCTACCAGCAGCGTTGGTTCAAGGATCGAAGCCGCTTCAAACTGGGCCGCTTTGCCCGCCAGACCGGCAAGACCTTCACCACCACGCTTGAGATCGTGGACGACGTCCACGAGGCCGAGATCAAGAAGGCCCGGGCGCCGTGGGTGATCCTCTCCCGGGGCGAGCGCCAGGCGCAGGAGGCGATGGAAGAGGGCGTGATGCGCCACAACGCGGCCTATGGCGCCGCGCTGAAGGTGCTGCGGGAAGACGCGGACTTCTACGACGAGGAGTCTGGCATCCGCCGCCGCGCGCTGCAGTTGATCTACCCCAGCGGCAACAAGATCACCGCGCTGCCGGCCAACCCGGACACCGCCCGCGGCTTCAGCGCCAATGTGTTTCTGGACGAGTTTGCCTTCCACAAGGACAGCCGCAAGATCTGGACGGCGCTGTTCCCGGTGATCAGCGCCGGCTGGCGGATCCGGGTGACCTCCACCCCGAACGGCAAGGGCAACAAGTTCTATGACCTGGCCACGGCCGGACCCGAGGCCGGCTGGAGCCAGCACACGGTGGACATCTACCAGGCCGTCAAGGAAGGCCTGCCCCGCGACCCGCAGCAACTGCGCGCCGCACTCATGGACGAGGACGCCTGGGCCCAGGAGTTCGAGCTGCAGTGGCTGGACGAAGCCACCAGCTGGCTGAGCTATGACCTCATCAACAGTGTCGAGCACGATCACGCCGGCATCGCCGACCACTACATGGGCGGGCCCTGCTACGTGGGCGTGGACATCGCCACCCGCAGCGACAACTTCGTGATCTGGGTGGACGAGCTGGTGGGCGACGTGTTGTGGACGCGCGAGGTGATCGTGCGCAAGCGGATCTCGTTTGCCGAGATGGACGCCCTGCAGGACGACGTGGAGCAGCGCTACAAGGTTGCGCGCTACTGCATGGACCAGACCGGCATGGGCGAAAAGCCGGTGGAAGACGCCAAGCGCCGCTACGGCCACACCCGCGTGGAGGGTGTGCTGTTCACCGCTGCCAACAAGCAGACGCTGGCCACGCTGATCAAAGAGTCTTTCGAGGACCGCAAGAGCCGGATCCCGATGGGTGACGAGAAGCTGCGCGGCGATCTGCACCGGGTGCGCAAGATCACCAGCCCGACCGGCGCGCCGCGGTTCGATGCCGACGCCGACGCCAACGGCCACGCCGACCGGTTCTGGGCCAAGGCGCTGGCCTGCCTGGCAGCGCATGGCGTCCAGGGCCCCGTCCACGTTTCCAGCCGCCCGTCGCCCGGCCGCGAGGCCGTGGTCAGCCAGTTGCAGGGGTACCTCGGATGACCCCGCTTCAAAAGTTAGTGAGCACTTTTCAAAAACAGGGCCTAGGAGGCGCCGGAAGTCTTTGCGGCTACCTGGGTATTGCCCAAGCCCCGATCGCAAAAGCTAAACGGGGTCTAAACGGCTTGCCGGGCCGCTGCCGGCTGTCAGAACCCCCCCCGGAACGGCCATGACCCCCGATCAGACCCTCAACGCCCAAACGTTCGTTGCATCCGCGCAACAGGTGGATGCCGCCGTCCTCACCGGCCCGGCCATCGCCAGCCGCCTGCGCGCGGGTGACCTGACAAGCATCTTCGGGCTGCTGCCCAACCCTGACCCGGTGCTCAAGGCGATGGGGGCGGACATGCGCGTGTACCGCTCACTGCTGGCGGACCCGCGGGTGAAGTCGGCGCGCAAGCGGCGCTGGTCTGCAGTGCTGTCTATGGAGCACGGCCTGGACCGGGAGGCGTCCACCGCCACCCCGGCCCGTGTGCGCAAGGCCTGTGAGGCGCTGCTGGCGCGCCTGGATCTGCAGCGCATCGTGCGGCAACTGACCGACGGCGCGATGTACGGCTTCCGCGTGGCGGAGATCATGTGGGCCCCGATGGACGGCCTGATCCAGCCGGCTGACCTGGTGGCCAAGCCCGGCGAGTGGTTCGGCTTCGATCCCGAGACGGCCGCGCTGAAGTTCCGCCCGCGCGGAAGCCTGCAGGGTGAGCTGGTGCCGGCGCGCAAGTTCATCGTGGTGGGCAGCATGCGCAGCTGGGAGAACCCCTACGGCGAGCCTGACCTGGCCAGCGTGTTCTGGCCGGTGACGTTCAAGCGCGGCGGGCTGAAGTTCTGGGTGCAGTTCGTGGAGAAGTACGGCATGCCCTGGGCCGTGGGCAAGCTGCCGCGCACCTCTACCCAGGAGGAGCACGACGCACTGGCTGACAAGCTCTCTGCAATGGTGCGCGACGCCATTGCCACCGTGCCCGATGACGCCAGCGTGGAGCTGCTGTCCATCAGCGGCAGCGCCAACAGCGACATGCACGAGCGCATGCTGAACTGGTGCAACGCCGAGATCTCGGTGGCGCTGCTGGGCAACAACCAAAGTGTGGAGGCCAACAGCAACCGGGCCAGCGCCACGGCCGCGCAGTCCGTAGAGGCGGCGCTGCGCGATGACGATGCGGCAATGGTGGCCGCCGGCATCAACGAGCTGCTGGCCCACTTTGTGGCCGTGAACTGGCCAGGCGCCACGCCGCCCGTGTTCGCCTTCTGGCAGACGGAGGAGATTGACGAGACGCTGGCCAAGCGCGACGAGACGCTGCGCAAGGCCGGGGCCACCTTCACTACGCAGTACTTCCTGCGCGCGTATAAGCTGCAGCCCGGCGACCTGGCCGACGCCGCCCCGCCTGGTGGTGTGCCGGGTGCGCCTGGTGCTGCACCTGGTGCACCAGGTGCGGCGGCCGGGGCTGACGCCACCCTGGCCAGCTTTGCCGAGGGCGCTGCAGCCGATGTGCCGGCTGACCAGGCCGCCATCGACGCCGCCATTGCGCGGCTGCCGGCCGACGAGATCCAGGCCGCGATGGCCAAGCTGCTGGCGCCCGCGCTGGCCGCCATCCAGGACGCCGCCACGCCAGAGCAGGTGCAGCAGGCCCTGGCCGAGGCCTGGCCCGACATGGATGCAAGCGCCCTTGAAACGCTCATGGAACAGGCTTACTTCGTGGCCGACGTGGTGGGGCGGGACAGCGCGGTGGGGAGTGAGCAGTGACCGATCCCGCGCGCCTTGCAGCGGGCCGCGAACTGCTGGCCCAGGTCCAGGCCAACGCAGCGCGCCTGCGCGACTGCCCCCGACACACCTTCGAGAGGCTGCCAGGCAGCCAGCCGCTGCGCCACCGCTACCGCTGCACCAACTGTGAGGGTGAGGTCGACGGCCACGCGCACTTCTGGTACGAGATCGGACGCGAGCACGGCAAGAAGGAAGCAGCGTGAGCATCCCCACCCCCGCCGTCACCACCGCCATCGGGCTGCCGCCTGAACAGGCCATTGCGCATCTGCAGGCCAAGGGTGCGCAGGTCACGGGGTCCTGGCGTGAGTGGCTGGACGGCCAGCACGCGCGGGCCTTCACCGTGGCCAACGTGGCCAAGCTGGAGGTGCTGCAGGACATCCAGGCCAGCCTGAAGGACGCCCTGGCCAAGGGCCAGACGCTGCAGCAGTGGCGGGACGGGCTGATTCCCACCCTGCAGCGCAAAGGCTGGTGGCAGCGAGAGGGCACCACGGCCGAGCTGCGCCAGGCCGGCCGCGTGGACGAGGCCAGCGGCGAGATCCGCAAGGGCCTGACGCCGCACCGTCTGCGCACCATCTTTGCCACCAACATGCAAAGCGCCTACATGGCCGGGCGCTACCAGCAGATGATCGAGCAGGTGGACGAGCGGCCGTTCTGGCAGTACGTGGCGGTGCTGGACAGCCGCACCCGCCCCGCCCACCGTGCGCTCAACGGCAAGGTGTTCAGATATGACGACGCCGCCTGGGGCACGGCGTTCCCGCCGAACGGTTTCAACTGCCGCTGCCGTGTGCGCGCCCTGAGCGAGCGCGATGTCAGGCGCGCGGGGGTGTCGGTGGAGTCCAGCCAGGGCAAGCTGCGCGAGGTGCGCGTGCCGCTCAAAGGCGGCGGCGAGGCCACGGGCACCCGGTATGTGGACGCCAGCCTGCCCGGTGGCGGCTTCACGCCAGACCCCGGCTTCAGCAGCAACCCCGGGCGGGACACCTGGCAGCCCCGGCTGCAGGGCATGGACGTGGCGCTGTCGCGGCAGTACGTGGAGACGGCCGTGGCCGGCCCGGCCTTCCGGCGCTTTGTGGAGCAGCCGGGGGCGGGCACCCTGTTTCCGGTGGCCGTGCTGCGTGAGGCTGACCGCGCAGCACTGCAGGCTGAGGCATCCGTCGCCTACCTCAGCGGCGATACCCTGGCCAAAAAGCAGAGCCAGCGTCCTGACCTGACGCTGGATGACTGGAAACTCATCCCTCAGATCGTGGACGAGGGCGAGGTCTACCGAGACAAAGACGGCTACACCTTGCTGTACCTGGCAACGCAGACCCAACGGTGGTGGCGCCTGGCGCTCAAGACAACCAAAGGACGCGATCAGCTTTTCGTCCAGTCGCTCGCGGGGGCCGGGGACGATACCCGCTTCCGGGCCAACCTTGCCAACAAGCAGGAGCGTCTTCGGTGAAGGGTGCCGGCACGGGGCATCTACTCCCCGCTAGAGCGCGCGCCTGATAGCGCTGCCTCGGACAGATTCCGACGCCGGCTTCCGCATCCTACTACCGCACCATGCCCATCATCGAAACCAGCATTGAGTACCGGCCCGTGATCGAGGCCCTGCGCCGCGCTGCCGGCGAGATGCGCAACACGGTGGCGCTGATGAAGTCAGTGGCCGGCACCATGCTGAACTCGGTGGAGGAGAACTTCGCCCAGGAGGGCCGCCCGAAGTGGGTGGACCTGCACCCCGGCACCAAGCTGGGCCTGGCCACGACGAACACAAAGCAGGGCCTTGTCATGCGCAAGGGCGGCTTGCAGGGCAAGATCCTGCAGCGCAGCGGCGGCCTGGCCGGCTCCATCAGCCAGCGCTGGTCGGCTTCTGAGGCCGTGGTGGGCAGCAACAAGGTGTATGCCGCCATCCACCAGTTCGGCGGGCGCACCAAGCCGCACGTCATCCGCGCCCGGAACAAGCGCGCCTTGTCCTTCGGCGGCATCGTGGTGCGGCAAGTCAATCACCCAGGCAGTAACATCCCGGCCCGGCCGTTCCTGCGCCTGACGCCGCGCGATCTGCGCGACATCGTCGAGGATGCCCAGGCCTTCCACGCCCGCGCCATTGCGCGCAACCAGGCCCGCGGCCCGTGACGCCCGGGCAGTGACGCCCGGGCAGTGACGCCCAGGCAGTGACGCCCAGGCAGTGACGCACGTCACCATGCCTTGAGCACCCCCGCCTCGCGACGATGCGAGGCATGCCATCCATCCACATTGCCAAGGCCGGAGCCCGCGCTGTCAGCGTTGAGGGCGTCGACCTGGAGTTCACCCCGGCCCTGCTGGCCGAGGTGGCGCAGACCTACAGCCCGCGCACGCATGAGGCGCCGCTGGTCATCGGCCACCCCAAGCTGACCGCGCCGGCCTACGGCTGGGTGCGCGGCCTGTCGTTTGCCGATGGCCACCTGGTGGCCGACGTGGACCCCCAGCCCGAGCTGGTGGGCTGGGTCAAGCAGCGCCTGTTCAGCAAAGTCTCCGCGCAGTTCTACCCGCCGGCCAGCCGCAACAACCCGACGCCGGGCAAGTGGCATCTGGCCCACATCGGTTTCCTGGGCGCCAACCCGCCCGCCATCAAGGGCCTGCCGGCCGTGAGCTTTGCCGATGGCGAAGAGCTGGCCACCGTGGAGCTGGATGCGGTGAGCTTTGGCGAACTGTCCGGCTACTTCGGCAGTTCGGTCACTCGGCTGCTGCGCCGCCTGCGCGATTGGCTGGTGGAGCGTGACGGCCTGGAGAAGGCCGATGCCGTGCTGCCCCAGTGGGAGCTGGACGGCCTGAGCGACACGGCGGCCGCGGCCAGCCAGCAAGAGACCGAGGAGCGCCGGCAGGAGGGCATGCAGGGCGCATCGTTTGCAGATCGGGCCCCAGACGTGTCTGGGGAACTTCACACCCCGATCGAATCCCGTTCCAACCACGCTGAAAGGACATCATCCGTGAGTGCTGAAACCCAGGCCG